ACGCGTTCCCACAACTCAGGCACTCTCCCGCCTTCCCTCACGGTTACCCGGGATTCCCGCTTAGATGTAGCCGCCCGTCCTTGGGCGGCGTTGTTACCTCAGGCTAGATTTCTGTGGGGCAGCCCTTGAGCGCCTTCCAGACCCCCACGCCTATGATGTGTTCCAACAGCCTGTCGTGGTCGATCGGGTCAAAGTGCATGATCGCGCCAATATCCGTGACGTGTTCCCGTACCTCTTCGGGTATGGGACCGGTTCCTTGGATCGATAGCCCCTGTTTCGTCAGGGTGACCTCCAGACCGGCGTCGGCCAATGCGTGTCGTGTTATAAACATGTTATGCTCCTGTGTGGGCGTGGGCGATTGCCCCCGCTCCCAACCGAACCCCCGTGGGGATGCGGTGGGGAATGGCCCGGGTTGCCCCGGGCCGACCCATCTAGCTGACCGTATTCAGGGTCTTGCTAGCGGCCTTGATTGCCGCCAGAACGCCCTTCGCGTCGGTCTCGCCGCGTTTCACGCAGCCCCGGATGATGTTGCCCGAGTTCATGCGCTTCGCGCCTTGGTTGCGGTCGATGTACCGCGCCGCCAGCGTTCCCGGCTCCAGCCCCTTGAGCTTCTCGGCTGCGGCCATCACCGCTTCCGGGCTGTTGCCCCGGAGGGCCTGAGCGACTTCGTCGTCGCAATCCATCGATGCCGACTTGCCCGGCAATCCGGCGGTAACCACGTAATCCGCCTTGTACTTCCGCATCTGCTCCGACTTGCTGCGCTTCGGAGTTCCCTCTACCTCGGTCTTCTCGACCGCGTTCTCTTCACTGTTCGCCATGATTGGCTCCTGTGTTCCGGACGGGGGGACCGGGGGAATCCCGGACTAGCCTCGACCAGACCCCCATTGTAACACACCCTGAGCGCCGTGTCAAGTCCTGCGTCAGCGACCCGTTCGACGCGGGGTCTGGGCCAGCGGAACGCATTCCACTGGGGGTATACGGTCCGCAAAACAGAGAAGAACCGGGCGCGTGAGAAAAATGGGAACCGCGCAGGGGGAGTACCCCCCGAACCGGAGGACCCGCTGTTCCGCGTTTATATGGGTTCCGCACGGGCTTCCTCAATCTCTCTCCCCCTCCCTTGCATCTCCCCCTATAGTAAAAAACGCGCATGCGCGCCAAAAAAGAAGAATCGGAAGTTCGAGTTCCCTCGACGACGCCTTCCGAATCTTGACAGACATACCTCGGGTGTGGTATACTTCGTGAATCATGCGCCCCTCGATTTTCAGAGATTTACCCGTTTTGACTTTAGTCGAAGCAGCAAAGCCTCAGGTCCTTGAGGAGCGCAAATTCATGCTTGATGAAAGGATGAAGGACATTGGCCGAGCAAGAACTCGCATTGACCAGCGAATCATCGGAGCAGAACGAATCGAACGAGTTGAGGTTAGCCGAACAGGCACTTGACGCTCAGGAGAGGTTGTTCTGTTATGAATACCTTACTGACTATGATCATCGTAGGGCAAGCGTTGCTGTCAACCGCAGTCCTAATGCTGGTGTTAAGCTTCTCCGTAACCCGAAAATTGCCCGCTTTATTAACCTTCTCGGTGATGAACTTGCTTCTGAGTCTCTTATTACTCGGGATATGGTACAATATGAGCTTCTTCATGGCTATCTCCCGAGGGCAAGAGGTGACATACCAATATTCGCCCTTGACAGAGACGGTGGTCAAGTCTCCGGGAAAATCACAAATATGGCCGCATATGGCAAGGCACTCGATCTGATGTCTAAGCATAGTGGCTTTACCGTTCCAGAAGTAGTCGCTGGTGGGTTAACGATTAATGTTGATCTACGGCGGCTCGGTATAACCGTAGATGGGGAGTACGAAGATGTCGAAAGCATCCAGATTAAGGAAAGCGGGGAAGAATAATGACTCGGAAACGCAAGCAAGCGTCGAAGTTGCCACCGAAGCCGTTGACCCGGCGACAGAAACTGTCGATCCGGTGGAAGAAACTGTGGAAGTGGCTACTGAGGAAGTAACCGATGGCACTGGACCTTCCGAATGATTGGACAGCCCGAGACTATCAATCCCCCCTCTTTCAATACATGTTTGAAGGGGGTCTCGATCGCAAGCGTGGTTGCTGTGTCTGGCACCGACGCGGCGGAAAAGATAGCTGCTGCCTTCAATTGTCCGCTGTCTCCTCTCAAATGCGAGTGGGAACGATTTGGCACATGTTGCCGACCCTCAAGCAAGGGCGTCGTGTAATATGGGACGGTATCGACCGGGAAGGTCGCAAAATGATCGACCAAGCATTTCCCAAGAAAATGCGTACGCTGGACAACCCAATCAACAACTCGGATATGCAGATACGCTTTCGCAATGGAAGCATATACCAAGTGGTGGGGTCAGATAACTATGATAGCCTCGTTGGGACCAATCCAATTGGAGTCATATTTTCAGAGTTTGCCGTCGCAGACCCTAAGGCATGGGACTATATTCGTCCGATCTTGGCGGAGAACGGCGGGTGGGCATTATTCATATACACCCCTCGTGGAAAGAACCATGGTAAGAAGCTCTATGATATGGCGGTTGGTAATCCCCGGTGGTTTGCCAGTATGCTTACTGTGGAAGACACATTCAGGCCAGACGGTACGCACGTCATTAGTCCCGAGATTATTGCCGAAGAGCGCGCTGAGGGTATGTCTGAGGAGAAAATTCTTCAAGAGTATTTCTGCTCATTTGAAGCAGGGATGGAAGGCGCTTTCTATACGAACGAGCTTAATGTCGCTGATTCAGAAGGCCGGATCGGTTTGTTCCCACACGATCCGCGCAAGCAAGTCCAAACTTGGTGGGACATAGGATTTAGAGATGCGACTTCTGTTATCTTCACACAACGCGGGGACGACGGGTCGCCAATTATTATCGACTACGCAGAAGAACGGAACAAGGCTCTTGACGAGTGGATTAGGGACATCCGTAGCTACCCCTATGATTACGACGAACACTGGGGACCGCATGACCTCGAAAATCACGACTGGACGACCGGCAAGACAAGACGGGAGTTCGCCCTTGCGCTTGGGTTTGCGTTCGACATTGTATCGAAAATCCCGGTTCAGGATGGGATAGATGCTACAAGAGCCATCATCAGGGTTGCGAAATTTAATGAGCCGAAAGTCGGAAGACTTCTCGATGGTTTGTACTCATATCGTCGGGAATATGACGATAGACTTCAAATGTTCAGAGATAAGCCTCTCCATGATTGGGCAAGTCACCCCGCAGACGCTATGCGCTATCTCAGCGTTGGGTGGCGGGATTATATTGGAGGAATTAAAGTATCCTCAGCACATCACGCCATTAAGAGCGCTGTGAGACGTGGAAACACTCGCCAGAATCGAAGTTATCAAGATATGTACCCATGGATGTATAACGACGATGGAACACTGAGGAAACAAGATGGACGGAAAAGAAATTAGAAAACGCTTTGATAACCTCGTGTCCCAACGAAAAACTGTTGAGGACGTGTGGGAAGTCATTAACACGCTAGTGGTCCCATTCCGTGGTGACTTCTTCCGGGACATAACCTCGGAGCATGCAGTAACATGGAGAGATAATCGTGAGATTTTCGACTCCACGGCTGTTGACGCTGCTAGTACCCTTGCGGCCTCGATCCATGGCTCTCTTACTAGCCCTGCCATACGTTGGTTTGAGCTAGCTTTCCGTGATGAATCCCTGAATAATGATAAGGATTCCCGCCAGTGGCTCGAACAAGCTGCCCATAAGTGTTTCACGGCGCTACAGGATTCGAACTTCAATCTTGAGGCTAATGAGACGTACCTTGACTTAGTAACATACGGTACTTCGATGATTATCGAGGAAGTTGAGGAGAAAAATGGGGTATTTCAGAGCCTTATCTTTCAATCTGTCCCGGTCGAGGAGACTTGGTTTGAGCAGGACCACAAGGGTCAGGCTAACCGGGCCTACAGACGTTACATGTGGACCGCTGGACAGATCGTAAGCAAGTTTGGTCAAGAAGGGGTGCCAGAATCACTGTACAGGCAATCTTTAACCGCCCAATCTATGGATAAGAAACAAGCGGTTATTATGTGCATATACCCCCGACCAGAAAAGGAAGATGCTGACGTATCCAAGATACTCGCTCCCTTAGAGCGTCCTTGGGCTATGAAGCATATCCTACATGCTGATGCATATGAACTGGGTGATGAAGGTGGGTACTATGAAAACCCAGCATTCATCCCCCGGTGGCGCAAGACTTCCAAGTCGATGTGGGGCCACGGCCCAGCAATGATAGCCCTTCCGGATATACTGACGATCAATAGTCTCGTGGAGCTTATTCTAAAAGCTACTGAGAAGGTTGTCGACCCTCCGACAAAAGTAACAGAGCGGGGCCTACTGTCCGACCTCGACTTGGAACCTGCTGGCATGACCGTTGTACGGTCAATGGACTCGATGGAACCATACGAGTCCGGAGCGCGGTTTGATGTAAGTCAGCTCCAGAGGATGGAGTTGCAACGTCAAATCCGCTCTATTTTCTACGTCGATCAGCTGGAGCTTAAAGAGTCTCCGGCAATGACCGCTACCGAGGTTCAAACACGCTATGAACTTATGCAGAGGTTACTGGGACCTACACTTGGACGACTTCAATCGGATTACTTGGACCCACTCGTGCAGCGCACATTTAATATCCTATACCGAGCCGGACAATTTGGAGAACTCCCTACTATCATTACAGAGCAATCCAATGGCGAGCTTGATATTATATACACCGGGCCACTGGTACGAGCACAAAGAGCGGATATCGCTCAGGGTGTCAGCAGGTGGGTGGCTAGTCTTGCCGAACTCAGTGAAGTTGCTCCTGAGGTTTTGGACATCCCGAATTGGGATGAAATTGGTAAAGAACTCGGCTCGTTGGAGGGAGTACCCGCGAAATTGATGAATTCCGATGCGGAGATTAAGAGATTACGTAAGGATCGTGAAGAGGCGCAATCCCGTACCCAGCAAGGCTTGGAGGATCAAGAGGTCGGTGCAGGTATGGAAGCCCTAGGTAAAGGTGAGGCAGCAATAAGAGGAGTACCAGCAGTTGGACCAGAAGGAGAACAAGCAGCCTAAAGAAGCTGCGCTTGAGGCCCTCGGAAAGAAAGCAGGGGACTTTCATACACTTTTCACTTCGCCAGTTGGCGTGAAAGTTCTTGAGGCTCTGGAAGAGGAATTTAATCCCGATAGTTTAATCGGGAAAGATGATGCGGACACAAACTACAAGGTTGGTAGACGCGACGTTGTAATATACATTCGCCAGATGATAAGGTATAAAGAAAATGCCAGACGAGCCGAACTGGAGAGATAATCTCTCCGACGAACTAAAAGAGCATAAGGGTCTAACGGATGTCAAGGATGTAAGTAGCCTTGCTCAGCAATTCATCGACGGTCAAGCTATGATAGGCCAGTCAATTCGTATCCCGGGGCCAGAAGCTGGGGACGATGCGCATAAGGCCTTCTACGCCAAACTTGGTGAGAAAGTTCCCGGCCTAATCCGGACGCCTGATGTGGATAATCAGGAGTCCATGGACGCGTTGTACAAGACGCTTGGGCGTCCGGAAGATGCTGGGGGGTACGAACACCCGGATAACGTTGATGCTACTCGTTTACAGGAGTTTGCGGAATTAGCCCACTCTATAGGGCTAAGTAAGTCTCAGTATACTAAGATGATTACTACTATAAATGACTATACTGTGGCCCAGCAGGAGGAGCAAAGTGAGACGGCTATAGCTGCCACACGTGCACTTAAGATGGAGTGGGGGATTGTTTACGAGGATAACCTCAAAATGGTCGATGCCGTTATGAAAGGTACCGGTGCACCCCCGGAAATGTTGGAATTAGCCGCGAATGGCAATTTACCGGCAGAAGCGTCCAAGTGGCTCCATAACATCGGGAAGCAACTTGGTACCGAGGGAATTAACTTCAATAAGGATGAGCATACCAGTAGGGTAAGTCCGTCCGAAGCGAAGGCCCGGGTTTCTGAAATTATGGGCGATCGGGAAGGTCCGTATTGGGATGGCACTCACCCGCAACATGCGGAATATGTACAGCGTGTTGTTGACCTGAATAGGGCAGCTGCGGCGGGTGGCGGATAAGTTTAAGTGCTGGAGTTGTGGGGCCTGTTGCAAGATGGCGGGCCTCAATCATCCTGAACTGGACCGGGGCGACGGGGCCTGTATTAACCTTACCAGAGATAATCTGTGCGCAATCTATGAAGATAGGCCCGATTTTTGTCGTCTCGACCCTAATCGTCCCGCTGCAGAGCAGGAAAAATGGTGTAAATTGATTGAGGCGAATTGGCCGGAATATGTCAAGACGCTGGAGCAGACTTTCGAGGGATTGACAGACGGGCGCGGGTGTGGTATACTCCCCGAATGAGATCGATGGAGGGCAGCCCAAGTCTGGGTCCTTTATCACCTCCAGTGAGGGACGGAATCCCTAAGCTGAGGGTCCGGGTTAGGCCGGGTAGCTCCAAGCGGTTAATCTTTAACGTAGGAGCCAATCATGGTAAATACTGTTGACAATGTTTTCGTATCAACCTTCGAAAGCATTCTGCGTCACCTTGCGCAACAGATGCCTTCACGACTCCGAGCAAAGATCACGGAACGTGGTGTAAACTCGGAAGAGCACAACTGGGAACGGTTGGGCACTCGTGAGGCGTTAGTAAAAACCACCAGACTTCAAGCCACACCAGTCCAAGATTGGCCGTGGTCAAGACGAGTCTCGGTGCCGACAACGTACGATACCGGTGATTCCACCGAGCAAGAAGACATCGTACAGATGATCATTGATCCAAACTCCAACCTCGCACAGTCGCAAGGCTATGCGATGCGTCGGGCGTTTGATGATGAGATTATCGCGGCGGCAACCGGTACGGCGCTTGATGGTCTGGGCGTTGCCAATCCATTCCCCGATGTCCAAAAGGTATTTGGGGTCACGGTTGATGTCTATGACACCAGCCTTAACTTCGATCTCGTTACACAGGTTACTGAAAAGTTCCTCGACAACGATATCGATCCTGACGAACCAAAATGTTTCGTGATCGGCCCTGTTCAGGCCCGTAAGCTCCTGCAGCTGACGGAAGCGACCAGCGGTGATTATGTCTATGTGAAAGCTCTCGCAGAAATGGGCTACATCGACAATTGGATGGGGTACCAGTGGATTGTATCCACACGGTTGAACCACCCAACGGCTCCCGGAACTGATATTGATTGCTTTGCTTTGACCAAGAAGGCGATTGGTATGATGGTTGATCGGGATATTACGTCGAGGATCGCGGAAGACCCGTCGATCAGCTTCGCGTGGCGTATTTACTCGTTCATGACGATCGGCGCAGTTCGCGTCGAGGACGAGCATATCGTCAACATCCAGCTGGCAGACACGATTTAACCCGTACTTCTGGCGAAGTGTGAGTTGGGGTCCCGGTATCGGGACCCCTTTTTTAAGGAGAAAAGCGTGGATAAGGTTACTGTTAGCAATATTGCTGACTCCAAACCCAGCTTTGTAGTATCGGCGGAAGCGGCGGCGACTCTTACAATTGGCGCTGGTGAACTCGCAATTTACATGGGTACGAACGTCAAGGACATCAATAATCAACGGGTGGTGTCAGCATTTAAAGACCTACGGGATCGCTTTAGAGAAGCGGAATATCCGGTGGGTCCATTGGCTGCAAATATTTCCAGTGGTGAGCCTCCAAGTGCAGAGGGTTATGCTGTATCTAATGCGGCTACAATTCCTGCATTGACTGAGGACGATGCCGTTATCGCTTACGGCGCAACTTTTTACGACGCGGGAAATTCGTCAAATATTGGTAACATAATTGACCGCGCCATTGAGGTATTCAGGGAGCAAATTCTGAATACAAATTAGTACTCATAATAAGGAGAAAATCCAATGAGAGTAGGAGCAAACGTTCGCCAGTACCATCGGATCAAGAAGATGCATGCGGATGGAGTACCGCCAGATGTAATCGCGAACTCCATTCCGTTGACACCGCAAAGCCTTGAGAGAATCTTGGCGCATCTTGATGGGCGGGAAGTAAAGAATTTGGTAGTGGAAGAAAATCCACAAGTCCAAGCTATGCGTATAGAAAACGCTGAACTGGCCGCGAAATTGGCCAAATTTGAGGAACCGACAGATGGCACACAAAGCGAGACCGAAACGGTCGAAGCTGATGAAGAAATCGAAGCTGGTGAAGAAGTCAAAGCTAGCTAAGAAATCTAAACGTGTACGTAGCCATAATACCCGTAGAGGGGGATACTAAGATGGCACGAGGAATGGGGTATTCAAGCAAGCACGGCTCAATGGGTCGTAGTCCCGGTAAGCATGCTGCGATCACGGCAACAAAACGTGTTAAGGCTTTAACGGCTAAGCGTAAGCGTGAAGGTAACGTACTAGCTAAGTCAAAAAAGTACTAAGACGTGCCCACGCTTACTGATGCGCGTTTCGATGCGTTGCGGGTACTTGTACCTAGTGCCCCGCCTACTACCAATGATATGCTGTTTGCGTGGACGCTAACACAGGGTGGTTCCGGTAATACCCTTAATGACCGGATTTATTCTATGCTTATCGCTCAGGGAGCGGACCCGCTACATGTAAACGATATGTGGTTTCAGGTATTGGGTGTTTTAGGGTTTACAGGGACTTTGAACGATAGGATGTTTGCATTTTGGCTTGCCGGTGGTTCCTTTAGTGGTGGTCCCGGTGTGAATAACTGGCAACTTGAAGAAAATACTGACGCTTGGGAACTAGAAGATGGTTCGGGCGTATGGTTATTGGAGTAAAGCATGGCTGACGAAAAAATTTCTGGTGTTCCCGCAGTAGTAACTCCAGCGGCAACTGACCAATACGCGACAAATCAAGGCGGGGTTAGTAAGAGCACTACTCGTCTCCAAACCCAGACCCTTGTAGGGGCCACTGAGAAGTTTACGGGTGATAATACTAAAGCCGGGGCTGTCTTGAATGAGACTGCTGGGTTGAACAATCCAACTTTGCTTCCAAACAAAAGCGATGTAAATACTGGTATTGGTTCGCATTCAGATGATAAGGTATCTCTGATTGCAGGTTCTTTGGAAGTATTGCGGCTTTATACGAATCTTCTTGGTAGTCCATCCGGTGCTCAAGCTAAATGGGCGATAAATCAGAATCTTACTGCATTTGCTGGTGGTGGTATTGGAAACGCATTTTTAACATCTTCCTATAATATTATCGCGACTGTTACAACTGCCGGGGATAGTATATCATTGCCTAATACTGACTTTGATGAGGGTACTCTTATCCACGTCAAGAATGATGGTGCCAATAGTTTGGATTTATTTCCCGGTGTTGGGGATGATCTTGGTAATGGTGTAGGAATTGCTGAGGCTATTCCCGCTGGTGAATCACGAACTTTCATCTGTTCAGTGAGTAATACAACATGGACCCAGCTGATTGTAGCAGGGAATGTATCCAAGGTAGGTACTCCGCTCGATAACCAAATTGGTATATGGACCGGTGATGGAACCATTGAAGGTTTCGCAGGATTCGAGTTTGATGGGTCGCAGTTTTCTCTCCCCAACTATTCATTCCCTGCTGCTGATGGTGCAGCCGATCAAATCCTGTCTACTGACGGATTAGGGGTTTTATCCTTTAAAGATCAGGCTAGTGGGGGCGGAGGTTTGCTTAGTGCTACGTATCTATTTGATACAGATACTACTGCTGGTGATCCCGGTCCGGGAAATGTCCGCTTTAACAATGTTACTCCGGCATCTGTTACTGAAATTTTCATTGATGCTATTGATGAGAATGCTGTAGATGTTACCAATCTTCTTAGTCTTATCACTACAGGTGACAGACTATACATTCAAACTAAGGAAGATGCATCTGAATTTTTGGTATTCGATGTAACTGCACCTATCACGGATAATACGGGTTGGTTCACTATCGCAGGTACAGTGCAAGCAAGTGGAGGACTCCCTGCTGATGGTGAACCAGCACTAGTTATTCTGCAGATTGGTGGATCGGTAAGTGGTGGGGGTGATGTCTTTAAGGTCGGTACTCCGGTTAACAATCAGATTGGTGTATGGACCGGTGATGGTACTATTGAGGGTGATGCGGGTCTTACATGGGACGGTAATCAGGTACTCGTACCCCAAGACAACGATGCCGTTGCTCCAACTTACGCATTTGGTGACGGGGATACAGGGTTCTTTGAATCTACAGATGACTTTCTTAATGTCTCTGTAGGAGGAACTTCACGGTTCGAGTGGGTTGGTAACACTTTTCAGGGTATCCTAACTGGCGCTGCGGCGATCTTAAACGCCCTTTCATCAGCTACATTACCTACTCTGATCCCTAGTTTAGGGGATGCGAATACGGGTATTGGTCATGCCGCTGACGATCAACTATCACTGGTTGCTGGCGGTGTGGAAGGTATACGTTTATCAGAGGCAGGCTCAGAAGTCGCCATGCTGAATCAGGTGACTATTGGCATCACAGCCTCTCCAACCCAAACACAGGGCAATGGCCCACTCATATCGTCCTACAACGAAGTTTCCGTAGTTGCCAGTGGCAACAATGTGGTTACGCTTCCCACGGCAGTCGCTGGTCAGCATTGTATCGTAATCAATAACGCAGCACTGGTTTTACAGATATTTCCTGCTTTGGGCGACGATCTTGGCGAGGGTGTAAACAGTTCTACGACTCTGATTGGTGGCGGAGGTTCCACCCACTTCTTCGCTGAGGATGCTACGACTTGGGCGCGTGTTGGTGCAGGCGCAACAGGAGGGCTATCGGACTTTAGCTCTGCTACTCCCCTTAATAATTCAATGCTGGTCTATGATGGCATTGCCGATATATGGGAACCTGATGGGGGTGTACTCTTTGACGGTACTTTCTTTATAGCTGCTGGTATCATAACCACGAGTGTAGGTCTTCAAGGAATCCTAAACGTGGTGGCGACAGGCACAGTCCCCAACATATGTCCAAGTAGATTTGACACCGATACAGGCTTAGGCCGAGCCGCAGAAGACCAACTTTCACTGATCGCTGGTGGAGCCGAAATTGCTCGTGCACAGGAAGCTGCCGTTGATCAGTTCTTAATAGTTAACGGAACTGTTGCACTTCCGGGCTTGGCATTTATTGGTGATCCGGACTGTGGGTTATTCCGAGAAGATACTGACAGAGTGGGTATAGTCGCGGGCGGTGTCATTGCGACACTATATCAGGAAGGTTTTGGTACTGGTGTTCTTGCGGGTTCTCAGAACGACCTTGGACTGACAGCTAGTGTCACACAGACACAGGCCGGGGGACTTGTACTACGAAGTTCTTACAATGAGGTCGCGACTGTAGCGAACTCAGGTGATGCACTCACATTACAGGGTGATCCCCAGTTGGCTAGTATTGCTGGGAAGCATACAGTCGTAATTAACAATGGAGCTAACGATCTACAACTCTTCCCAGCGTTGGGTGATGCTATCGGTGGTGGTGCTACTAATGCCTCTGTCGTAGTTGTAGCTGGCGGAGTAATTGTTCTTCTTGGGCGGGATGGCGCGAATTGGGACATTCTATCTAACGGATTACCCGGTCATGCAGTTCCTCAAGTAGCTAATGATGTAGTACAGGCGCGACGCACAACGGATCTTACACTGACGACCGCGTTTGTTGATGTAACTCTTGATACTACGGATGTTGAATCCGATGCTGCTGTACTGAACCACGACTTAGTCACTAACACTGACAATATCATTATCGGGGTAGCTGGCACATACAGGATTAATTACGAAGTTGACGCGGGGCCAACCACAGTTGGCGATAACTTAGTAT